AAATGGCGGTGAGGGGAAATGAGTGAAAGACAAGAACACAAGAAAAGATACAATTTGCGACTTGAATATATCGCAAAGTTTAACGAATGGCTTGAAGCAGAGCCGTCAATGATTTTCTTTTGGCGTTGGCGTAGGTGGAAGAAAAGCCGACCTATTTGGCGTGATATTGAGAAAGGCGGTGAGGGGTGATGGCAAGGTACATTGATGCAGACGAAGCAAAAAGCGTTATAAAAGCAAATGATTGGAATAATCCTTGTGTTCCCACTGTGGTTAATATGATACTTGATCGAATCCCCACCGCCGATGTGGTGGAAGTGGTGCGGTGCAAGGATTGTGTCTATTGGGACGGAATGGGATGTAAAGGAAGATGCGAAGCTCCCGAGAATGGTCTTATTCGTGATTACACAAACGATGACGATTTTTGCAGTTACGGAGAAAGGAAACAACAATGACTAAAAAGCAAAAAGAGCTGATGGAACGTGCTATAGGGGTGATCGAGGGGATTGCCCTTGTAGCAAACAAAGATGTCCGTGAGGCATTATACGTTGCTATTGAGATGTTGGACGAGGTATCCGATGGCAACAAGAACGATGGAGGTAAAAATGGCTGAAAACGTAAAACATCCCTCTCACTATACCTACGGCAAGATTGAGACTATAGACTTTATCCTTGACAAGAGCCTTGATTTCCCTCTCGGCAATGCGGTCAAGTACATTGTAAGAGCTGGACATAAGGAAAGCGAGGGAATGACACTTATGGAAAAGTGCATAGAGGATCTGGAAAAAGCAAAGCAGTACATTGATTTTGAGATTGAACATCTCAAAGGCGAAAGATGAAAGGAGCAGAAAATGAATTGTCCCATATGCGGTAATGATGTAAAAGTAATCGGATCAAAAAGAGATTGTGAAGCGGTTTACAGGAAAAGGCGTTGTTTAAATAAAGATTGCGATTATATCTTTTTTACCGCGGAATATGAAGCAGACGTCGAGGACGAATATCTCGAACTGCAAAGAGAACACGACAGAGCCCTAAAGGGTTATCAAGGTAGGAAATAGGAGGATTAATGGATACCATAAGGACGTATACCAATACAAAGTGTGAGCTGGAAATGGCAAAGACAAGGCTTAGTCTGCTTATGGATCGTAAAGAGGATTTATATTGTAAATACTTCCCGATAACCGCAAAGCTCAAAGAAGTGATGGTGAACAGCGGGAAGCACAATAACGACAATATGGCAGACTATGTACACGAACTGCACGAGGTTGATATAGGCACAGGAAGGAGCCTATCGGACGAGATCGAATACCAAAGAGAGATCGTCGACAAGCTCCAGCAATACGTAAATATGATGAACGACGCACTAAGCAAAATGAACGGTATTGAATACGCCTTATATTATGAGATCGTAGTTAAAGGCGTAAGAATATCGCGGGCGGTGAGTGCGGTCGCGGAGCGGTACAACAGGGACGATCAAACGATCTGGAAGTATCATTATCCAAAAATAAAAAAAGATATAAAAATTTTGAAAAGGTACAGTGAATGTACAGTAACTTCTATGATATAATGTAAAATGACAAAAAGGGCCATTCGGAAACGGGTGGCCTTTACTTATTGCAAAGGAGGAAAGAACAGTGAACGCACACGTAATCGAGGTAACGCCCGATAAGGACGGGAAGGTGTTTATTACTCTTTACGGCACCAAGTATCAAATCGTGGTGAAGGAGCCCAAGCAAAAACCCGCAAAGGAAAGCAAAGAATGAACATAGTATACAAAAGCGTAGACGAGCTTATCCCGTATGAGAAGAATACCAAAAAGCACGATAAGAAGCAGATCAAGAACGTAGCAACCAGCATTGATAAGTACGGCTTCGTTCAGCCGTTGGTAATCGACAAAAACAACGTCGTTATTATCGGCCATTGCCGACTGCTCGGCGCGAAGCAGTTAAAAATGGAGAAAGTGCCGTGTGTATGCGCGGATGATCTCACCGAAGAAGAAGTAAACGCACTGCGTATCGTTGACAATAAGTCAAACGAAAGCGAGTGGGATATGGATATTCTGGCTGAGGAACTTGGCGCCGTGGATTTAAGCGCGTTTGACTTTGACTTTGAGTTTCCCATCGACGAGGTGGAACAGGAAGAAGTCGTAGAGGACGAAGCTCCCGAAATCGACGAGGAAAGCGAGCCTATCGCAAAATTCGGTGAGGTCTGGCAGTTGGGCCGACATCGGCTAATGTGCGGAGACAGCACCAGCGCGAAAGATGTTCAAAAACTTATGGGCAACGAGATAGCAGATCTTGTGGTTACAGACCCTCCGTACAATGTGGCAATAGAAAACTCCAAGGGAATGACAATTGAAAACGACGATATGGAAAGTGAAAAATTCCAAGAGTTTTTAACAAGTTGCTTCACAAACTTAGAGCAGAACTTAAAATGCGGTGGTGCATTTTACATCTGGTACGCAAGCAGAGAACACATAAACTTTGAGCAAGCACTAAACAGGGCTGGGCTAAGGGTTAGAGAACAGCTCATCTGGAACAAAAATACGTTTATTCTCGGCCGACAGGACTATCATTGGAAACACGAGCCGTGCTTATACGGATGGAAAGATGGCGAAAAACATTACTTCATAGACGACAGAACGCAATCGACGGTGTTTGAGGATAAGGGAATCGACGTAAAGAAACTGAAAAAAGAAGAACTTATCGAACTGGTAAAACAGTTTATAGGTGATAAATGTAGCACCACCATTATAAACGAGGACAAACCGAGCGTGAACGATTTGCACCCTACTATGAAGCCCATTAAACTTATAGCCAGATTGGTGAAAAATAGTAGCAAGCCAAACGAAATCGTGCTTGATTTGTTTGGCGGTAGCGGGTCAACGCTTATTACTTGCGAACAGTTAAACAGAAAATGTCTCACGATGGAGTACGACCCGAAATACTGCGACGCCATCATAAATCGCTGGGAGACATTCACGGGAGAAAAGGCGATGCTTATAAGCAAATAAACAGGAGGTGATAGAATGGCAAACGAGCAGAATTTGATACCAGCAAGCGCGGAAAACGGCTACAAATTAACTGCCGAGGATCAGTCGAAAGGCGGAAAAGCCTCGGTGGAAGCAAGGCGACGCAAGAAAGAAATGCGTGAGCGCCTTGAAATGCTGTTGTCTATGCCAATTGGAGGCGGGAAAGAAGTTGATCTGGACAAGGTCAAAAACTTTCAGTCGTTGAAGGGAAAGAACATCACAGTAGAGGACGCCATTCTAATAGCAATAGCCCAGAAAGCAATGAAAGGCGATATACCAGCGGGAGCATTCATACGCGATACTGTGGGCGAGAAGCCTACTGAAAACCAGAACGTCAAAATTATAGATAGCGACTGGTTTATTTAATGGCAAAAAGATTAAATCCCGCTATATTTAACGACTGGGTATATGAGAGCATTGCTGATTACTCAAAGCGTATAGAGGTATACTACGGCGGTGCTGGCTCTGGAAAGAGCTACGGCGCCACGCAGAAGATATTACTAAAGGCGTTAAAATACCAGCGCAAGGTACTGGTAATACGAAAGATACAACGCACGATCAAAGACAGTATATGGGCGTTACTTATCTCCCATCTACACGCCAGCGGGTTTTATGACGCTTGCAGAATAAATAAGAGCGATTATGAGATAGAGCTACCAAACGGCTCTATTTTTTTATTTAAGGGATTGGACGATCCCGAAAAGATTAAATCCATTGACGGTATAACGGATATCGTTATTGAGGAAGCCACAGAGCTGACCGAGGATGATTTTACACAGCTTAATTTGCGTTTGCGTGCCTTGGTGGATGATTTGCAGATATACCTAATGTTTAACCCGATTAGTAAAAAGAACTGGGTATATGACTATTTCTTTGTGCGTGCGCTCCCTCTCAACGTCAAGGTTATTAAAACAACGTACCGCGATAATAAGTTTCTATCCGACGATTACCGCACAGAGCTGGAACGGCTGAAAGACCGTAACCCAGCATATTACCGTATATATTGCCTCGGTGAGTTTGCCACGCTGGATAAGCTGGTATTCCCCGTATATACCACCAAGATCGTAAGCGAGGAAACCGTGGCGGGATTAAAGCGCTGGATCGGGCTTGACTTTGGTTATATCAACGACCCTTCCGCGATAGTGTGGGGCTTTATAGACCCCGTACAGAAGCGTATTTATGTAACGGGCGAATATGTTAAGCGCGGTATGAAAAACAACGAGATAGCCGAAACAATGGCCGATTTAGGGCTACACAAAGACAAATCCTACGGCGACTGCGCCGAGCGTAAGTCTATTGACGAGATACGGGATAAAGGTGTCAATATTGAGCCCACCGAAAAAGGCAAGGACAGCGTAATACACGGTATACAGTGGATACAGCAATATGAATTGATTGTAGACGAACGGTGCTTCAAGGTAAAAGAAGAACTGGAAAACTACACGTGGAAAAAGGACAAGAAAACGGGCGAATACATAAACGAGCCTGTAGATACTTTCAACCATACCCTTGACGCTATGCGGTACGGTTTAAACAAATACATTAAAGGAGTTAAAACGCCTACGGTTATTAAGAAACCGAGAGGCTTATAAGAGGTGCAAAATGTATACTTTACCCAAGGACACGCCAATCACTAACCAAGTGCTAAACGACGTGATCGACTATAACGAACGCTTTAAAGGGCGTTTTGAAATGCTGGAGCGCTATTATCTTGGTAAGCACAGCATATTTGACCGTAACAAAGATGATAGGCTCAGCAATAACAAGGTAATGGTAAACCACGCAAAGTATATTACCGATACAAACGTGGGCTATCTTCTCGGAAATCCCGTGGACTATCAGCCAAGCAACGGCCACGATATAGAGCCTTTGCTGGATGCGTATAAAAAGCAGACAATCAACGATCTGGACAGCGAAATAGCCAAGGATGTATCTATATTCGGCTTGCAGTATGAGTATGTATACGCCAATGAGAACGCGGAGCCCAAGAGCTGTGAGACCGATAACAAGAACACTGTTATAGTGTACGACGATACCGTGGAGCATAATAAGCTCTTCGGTCTTATCTACCGCCCGATCAAGAAAGGCGCTACGTTCAAGTATTGGGAGATCATCTATGTAGATAAACGCATTAAGCGTGTGTATAAATCCTATTCCAAGAGCTTACAGCAAGTAGGCACCGACGAAGTACACGCTTTCGGCGACGTGCCTATTATCTGTTACAAGAATAACCCAGAGTTTTTAGGCGACTTTGAGCCCGTAATCAGCCTTATAGACGCATATAACCTTTTACAAAGCGATCGTATCAACGACAAAGAACAGCTCGTTGATGCCATTCTCTGTCTTTATGGTATGGATTTTGACGCAGAACAAGCCGAAATGCTACGGGAAAGCCGTATGCTGGCTAATCTCCCCGTAGACGGTAAGGTGGAATACCTTATCAAGACGCTCCAAGAGGGCGACGTGGATATATTGCGCCAGAATATCGAAAGCGATATACACAAGATATCTATGGTACCCAATATGAGCGACAATAACTTTGTCGGTAACAGCTCTGGCGTTGCTATA